TTTCCATAACGTCTCCACAACCTTTAGCAATTCCACCTTGTCTATAATTAGAAACTGCTTTTCTTTGTTGAGACTTATTTTTACCACCTGGAACTATTTTGCCAGAACAAACTGCTGATGCATACATATTAGCATATGCACTTGGATATACTTTAAATTTTCTTTTTGCAGCAGCTTTTCCTCTTGGACAAAGTTTACCCATTATTTTTTCTTTCTCCTTTTGGATTTAAGCATAGCCCTTGATGGCTTTGCACCACGTAGCTTACCTTCTATTTGTTGTGGTATTTGTGATCTTCCTATTGGCATTTTTACTCCATTGGTGAATAGACAATTTTACCACCTATCTTCTGAGCCTTCAAGTATTGCTTCCTGTTGCCTAAATCATTGTAACTGCAATGTATCCATCCAGAATTAGGATCACTAGGATTCCAAAATTCAAGTATACATTGATCGTAATCAAGGTTCTGTACGACCCAATCACTTACCTCTTTATTATGTACACCAAATATTTCAAAGTCTGCTGCTTGTCCCTTGGTATGCTGACTCTTGGCTGATGAGCCTATGGCTTCGCATAAAGCTGCCGATCTGTAGCCAGATGAAATTGATACTGGCATTTTAAAATGATTACGAATTGGTTGTAATATATGTGTGCAAAGTAAAATTAAATTAGTAATATGTTCATCTTCTGGTTCGTTTGCAATTCCTAAACGAATTGCTTCTTGTGATTTTGTTAGTTCATCTAATGTAAAATTATCACTTAATTTCATTTTAAATTTTTAAAAATAATTAAAATTTATTACAATTCTTCTTTCTACGTCGGTTTGACTAAAAGCAGCGTGTAAAATTTTAGAATTAAATATAAGCATTCTATTTTCAACACATTTTATTTTTATTTTTTTATTTTTATCTAAAAGAGTATATCCATTATTAGTATTTATATAAAAAATAGCAGTCTTACAGTTAAATTTTCTATCAATATGAAAGTTAGATTGATAACAAATATTTTTTTTTAACATTAAATTTGCTCTTGCTTCTATTAAAGCTTTACATTCTAATTTAATTAAAAGTGGAATAATAAATTTTTCAAAAACATGAGATCTAGGTTTATCATTATTATAAAAACAATGATTAAAGAAAAAATTATCATTTTTTGTCATGTGTTCTTTCCAATACCAACCAACTTCATCTGACATTAAAAATAATTTTAAATTTTCAAAAATATCTTTTTGTAAAAAGTTATCTATTACTTTGTGTTTCATTTCTTAAATTCCTTATAACTTCAATAACATGTTTTTCATACTCTTTATTTGTAGAAAAATTATCTAAAGTTTTAGCCATTGCAATAGGATCTCTATTTATTGTAATTTCTCTAACTCTTCTAAATTCAGCATATGCTCTTTTTGTATTTAGAATTTCAATATAATATTTAACAGATTCACACTTGTTTTTAAAGACCCTTACACGCCATTCAATAGAATCTGGCTGTTTTAATGGTAGCATACCGTCTTTCGACCATACACGTATTCCAAACAGATTGTGGCCCTCGCGCGCGAAGCGTGATGTTCCATAATTAGATTCAACAACAGCTTGAGCTATTATTAGTTCGGTGTTTACTCTTTGTCGTCTTGGGATGTTAAAATTAAGGTAATTGATGAAGTGGGTGAGGGAAGTTATGAATTCTTTATTGTTTGAGTACTCAAACCTCGGGATTCCAAATCCGAGTTTCACGGCCCAGTTGATCGTATCAACTTGAACCTTCCGTTTGGCGGCGGGGTTGGGAAAGAATGTACCTAATACAAATGCTGCTAGAGCTACTATCAAATATTTTATTAATATAATCTTTGTTGTCATAACATTTACATTGATTTGAAAGGCAGCATCCAACTGCGAGGTTGTTAATACAATTAACTTTATTTGATTTCTTTAATTCTTTTGATACCATGTTTATCAGTTTCAACAACTGCTTCAACTTGTTTACATTCTATTCTTATAGTATCACTAGAACCATTACGTTCTATTTTTCGTTTTTGTTCTAAACAATCTGCAAGATTTAATTTTGGAGAGTAGTTCTCTAGTTTACCATTAAGAAACATAAGTAAAGCAAATATTATTTCACCCATTACTTACCTCTTAAATTATCTAGTTCTTTTTCTAATTTTTCTACTTTTTTTTCTAATTGAGATATTAATACTTTTGTATGAACATTCTCTTCTAATTGTTTAGAATGTTTTTCTAGTGCTTTAGCTTGATACTCAATTAACATATACATCTCTTGATTTTTAGGAGTTTGTTCTGCTTTTTTTAATAAGTCTTGAGCCATTAATTTTTCATTAGTCTCAAGTCTATTAAGTCTTTCAACGATTCCAAAATAGGTCCATACCGCTACAACAATAGCAGAAATAATAGCCACTATATTTTTAATAGGTAAGGCTACACTTGTTTGATCGCTAACTTTAAATTCACTACTCATACTGGTTCTCCCGCATCATCCATTATATCATAAAAAAATTTATCTGTATCATCTGTTTTCCATAATCTATTTTCTACATTCCATTCATTAGTTTGTACTTTATAATCTGGCCAATGTGTTGAAGTTGTAAAGCTAGGAATACTCCACAAAATACGATTATTAGGCTGAGCTGCAAAATTGCCGTTATCAAGAGCCAAAACATGAGCACACTTATGCTGATCAGGGATTTCGGAATGTTCAGTATCGAGAATATTAGGTTCCGGATGTGCCCAATCAATTGTAAATAAATATTGTCCATGAATAAATTTTTTATCCTTTCCTAAATATTTACAGCGCTGTCCGATTAAAAAATCAAAAGTAGTAACAGCAGGATAATAACTAAATGAATTCCATAACTCAAGATCTTCGAGATTGGGAGATTCCACTTTTCCTTGATGCACAGAACTGCTGTCTCTTCCTTGAAGAAAAGCAGAGATAGGAAGCCTCCAGAATATTGCACCATTCGTAAGTAAAGCATGAAATAAGATTGCACGCCCTGGAATACTTGCAATAGCAAAGACCACACAATCTTCAGTTTCGCCATGATGTTCTCGTAAGTCATAAAGATATTCTCTCCTTATTTTACAGTATATAGGTGGTATGTTAGCATTTAAATACGACATATAGCAAGTAGTATATACTACTTGCTATACCAATCAAACTCTTCTTGATTGTAAGGTAACATTATTTATAATTATTGTATATTAAATATAATGTGACTATAAAAGAAATTACAAGAAATATTGTAATTGTAGTCATTATTTAATATTTATTTTAACGCCTTCAATTTCTTTAGGTTCGTTAAAACCAAATTTAATTTTAAGTAAACCATCTTTCATTTCAGCTTCATCAACTATTACATCTTTAGCTAATTCAAACTGTTTGAAAAATTTTCTAAATGCTAAACCTTGTTTAACATAGTCTACATTTTTATCTTCTACTTTTCCTTCTACTGTTAGAATACCATCTTTAACTTCTACAAGTATGTTTTCTTTATTGTATCCAGCTAAACCAATTTCTAATCCGTATTTACCTTTTGAGTATTTTACTACGTTATAGAATGGAAATGATTGTACTTTTGACCACGTGTCAAAAATATTTTCAAAGGTATCATCAAAAAACTTTGTTGATCCGTTGAATAATTGTTTGCTTAAATTATTGAAAACTTCTAGGTTTGTCATAATTATCTCCTTTTAAAGCAAGTTAATTAGCCCACCCACATGATGCAGCTATGACTATTATATAATACTTGTAACTATTATTTCAAGACCTTTAAATCGTGTTCTCTATCTAAAAATTTATATTCTATTTTTGTAGTATTAAAATCTTTCTTTATTTTTTCACATATTTTTAGTGGATCAAATTCTCCGCAAGAATAAACATCAAATTGTAATAATGCAGGATCTGGTTCATCCCATACATGCATTACAATATGAGAAGTTTCTATAATAGCAGCACCAGTAATACCACGATTGCCAACCATATGAGAATATTTAACATAAGGACCCATCATAACTTTCATTCCAATTTCGTGAATAAATTTTTGAAACCATTGCCTAAGCAAACTTTCTTCCATAGGAGGATTTTTTGCCTCCGCTCGAATAATTAAATGTTTATGAACTAATAAATTATTTTTTTCCATCTTTAGATGGAACTTTAACTAACATTTCCATCTACGTCTAGCTTGGCGTAATCTAGAGTTAGGATCTTTGGCTGCTCCTGGAAACATCTTCATCTGACCTGCTGACCTAGCACAAAAAGATTTTCTTCTCTTAGCTGCTCGGCTTCCTGGTTTAACTTTACCTGTAACTGCTGTTGATAACTTTGAACCTGGATTTGCTCTCCTGTACGCCTGCACGCCCGCGCGAGTCATTCCAGCACCTTTTTCGGTAGGTCTAAAATTCTTTTTGTTTCTAGCTGGCATTACATCGCCACCACGTTTCATTCCTGAAACAAGTTGCATTACTGATTCCTGATAATCAAGAATATCTTCTTGAATCATTACTTATCTATAAATAAAGTTATATTTAATGCACTTATATTAGCAGTAACTCCAATACCATCAATAATACCTGTACCGTTTCTACCTGCATATAAAACACCATCTTCTGGTATATTTAAAGTTTCTGTTCCACCTGCTCCAACAGATACTGCAATATAAACTTGTGTATTAGTTGATGAACTAACAGTTGATGCATCTGCTAAACCATTAATAATAGCTGTTCCTGCAGGTCCAGTAGATTGAATCATAAATCCTCTTAATCTCGTAGGACCAGTAAACAATACTTTATTAGATTCAGTGCTTGCGCATATGACCGGTTTTACATCTGATTTCATTTTTACTCCTTAATGTTTTAAGGAGCTCCGAAGAGCTCCTTAAAATAAATTAATTATACTGCAGCACTAAAAGGTGTTGCTACTGCTCCAGTAGCTCCAGATACTACTTCTACTTTATATCTGTTAGCTCCTACCACTGTAGCTTTAACACTTGCTCCACCTACACCACCTGTAGTTGTACCACTTAAAGTTATAGTGTCAGATGCAGTTACTGTACTAAATACTAATGCTGTAGTTCCAGAACCAAGAATTGCTGTTCCTACCATAGTATCACTAGAGTTTGCTACTTGTACTACAAAATTACCTGTTACAGTTGTTGAAAGAACAAATTCAAAAGTTGCTCCATAATTATTAGACTGATTTGGATCAGTTGGATCACTTGGTGAATTTGTGTTTACAGCTGGTAAAGTAAAAGTTGCTGCTGCTGTGCTTGTGTAATAGATTTGTTTTCCAGCATAGTTAGCTACATCTAATGTTGCTCCTACTGCTGTTGTTACTGAGTTTGATACTCCAGAACTAATAAATCCTGCAAGGGATCTTACTGGTCCTGAAAAAGTTGTTTGTGCCATAATTTTTCTCCTGTATAGCGGTTAAGCTTTGTAGTCTCTATACCGTCTGTCTAGCCAGTCTACAAAACTATTAATCTAGAATATTGTTGATTATAAAAGAAAAAGGGGCCTGTGTAAACACAAGCCCCTTTTATTGAACTACTTAATTTAACGTATTATGCAGCTCCTGGTGATCCGAAGATTCCTCTAGGGTCAGAGAATCCGAATACGTATCTCTCTCTAGCTTTGAATCTAACGTTACCTGTGTCGAAATCACCTTCGATCGCAGTTTTAATTGGCGATCTTACAAAGTGTTTTAGACCATTTGGAGCATCTGTCATAATGAAGAATGCGTCAGTATCAGTTAAGAAGTGATTAACTCTATAACCTTCTGGAATCATTCCCATATTTTTGATTGCATTGATATCGTTATCAGCTGTTGCTGTTCTTAAAGGAGTTTTTAAGATTCTCTCCGCAGTAAATTGTAATTCTTTTGGAACTATCAATTTTCTACCTTGGATAGCGATTCTTAATCCTCTTTCGTCAACAAACGCTGCGATGTCAATTAAAGATTGCTCTAGTGACGTTTCGTTAAGGTCAGCTGCAGTAGAAAGCTCATTACTGAAAGTTCCACCATTAGCAAGAGGGTGATCAGTAGCGCAAAGCTCTTTTCCGTCTCCTCCTGTAAAGCTTGAACTAAACGCATTGTTTAGTACAGCCGCTGCTTTAACTTGTTTAGTGTTAGCCATTGATCTAGCTAACGCTCTTGTATAACGAGATGCAAGTCTATCGTAAAGGTTATCTTCAATAGCTTCCTCAGTGATAGCAAACGCTAACGCGATTGTTTCATGAGTGTATCTTGAAGTATATGCTTCAGAAGCTTGATCGAATACTACTGGAGCACCTTCTTGTTTAACTTCAGCACCGTTAAAACCTGTTAACATAACTTCTTCTTCAAACGCTCTGTCAGAAGTTTCAGTTATAAAGATTTCAGCGTGCTCGTTCTCGTATCTACTGTATTCCAGGCCGAATAGTGCATTCAATCCTGGCTCTAGTTCTTTAACTAGTTGTGATCGTGATATAGCCATAATTTATTCTCCTATTATAGACCTGTTCCACCTTGGCGATAGAAGTGGTTATTAATTCTAACCATAATATTCGCGTTCGATGTCGCTACGTCATTGTTATTTGGATCTTGTGAGATATCAATTGCTTGAACCACATAAGTTCCGTCCACACCTGACATTGATACATCTAATTGTACTAAAGATATACCTGTCTGAGTGCTTCCTGATGCATTGTTTACTGAGTAGTTTTTAAAGATGTCAGCAACTGCAAAAGTTTCGTCAGCATTTATTTCAAATACTGTATCTGGTCCATCAATTACGAATGCAATAATGTCTGATGCATTTGTAGAAGACGGATAGAAATTACTAAACGTTGGCTTTTGAGTTGTTGGATCTGTATAAAAACAGCCATTAAAAACGCCTACAACAGTATTAGAAGTGTTAGCTACATATCTAGTTATCTGACCAGAAGCAAGTGGTGTTACCAAATCTCCTTGATAGATACTAGTTGAGTTGCCAGAAGCAATTCTATATCTGTTTTGTGCGTTAATAAATGGACTACCGTTTAATTGTCGACTTGGTCTTAAACCAAATCTTTCAAGTACGTTAGGCATTTTATATTTTCTCCATTTTATAGTTTATATTTTTTTGGATGGTTTTACAAAAAAATTACTTCTTGTTACCACCAAAAGTTACACGAGATTGTCGACTAATATTAATCGGCATCTCTGGTCGCTGTTCCTTCATAAGATCATTATCTACAGCTTTAATTTGATCTGAACTTTTTTTATTAAAGTATGCAGATCGCTGTTTTATAATCTCGATCGGTATCCTTGCCAGCACAAGGCCTCCAACTCCAATTACCCCCTGATGTTTACCGTCAGCAATGACAGGAAAGTCATTATCACCAATTAGGTCTTTTAATTCTTCAGCCCTAACTAATTCATAACCTTCTCTAAGTTTCTTAGACATATTTGCTGTGTCCACGAAACCTCCTGCCTCTGCTCTAAGCCATCGGTGTTTATAACCTTCAGGCGCAGGCGGTGCATCTAAGTTAGATGGTAGAACCCATTGAGTTTTTCTCTTGTCCTTAGACCTCAACTCTGAGTTGCGTGAAGTCTTCTTTATTTCTTCGCTCATACTAATTTGCCTCCTTCACGTATTTTGCGTATTCTTCTAGTGGCACCCCTAATTTTTTTGCAATAGCAACCTGTGATTTGGTGAGTTTCACAGTTCTGCGTCCAGTTTTTCCTCTATTTGCAGAGGCAACAGTTTGGACGGGCTTTTTCTGTTCTTGTCTGTCTTCAGCAAACTTATGAGGATAAATTTCCCTCATTTGTTTGTTGATTTCATTATAATACTCGTCACTGTCCAGGTCAAACCCTTCACTTTGTAGTTTTTCATGAACTTGAAACGCTGTATTAGTCATGTATTCGTCGCTTCCAAACCAAGTGTTATCTTCAGCCCACTTTTTAGCTTTAGCACTTGGAGCTACTGCTTTTCTTTCAAATTGTTGATTTTGTTCAACATTTTGAACTTCCTTATCCTTTTGTTCAGATTCTTTTTTCTGTTTTTCTTTTGCAGCAATAGATATTTTAGCTCTTTCTTTTTCAACAATTAATCTAGAAAGTTCTTCATTGGCAGATATAATTGCTTCTGCGTCTTGAGATTCTATAGCTTCTTTTAGTTTCTTTTTAACAGTATCTTTTTCAGCATCTATTCTAGCTTCATACTGTTTAATGTAACTATCATCTATTTCTTGATACTTTTTCTGAGCATCAGTATATTTTTTCTGTAGACCTTGAGCATAATCAAGAGCTGCCTGTTCTCGTCTTTCTGCTTCACGCATCTTACGAGTAAGCTTGTCTATTCTTTTTTGAACAGCATCACTGAAAGAAGATAAATCTTCTTGATCAGCAGGTTTGTCTTCTCTGACTGCTTTTGGTTCTTCTTTTTCTTCTACAGATATGTCAATTTTTTCTTTTTTATCTTGACTATGATCTGCATATCCTAAATCTACTTCTCCTAGATTTAGATTTGGTCTTTTGTCTTTTTCTTCCTTCTTCTCTTCAAGTTGTATGGTTGTCTCTTTTGCGTCATCAGTGTCTAATTCAACATCTGGCTGACGCTTTGCTTCTTCAGCCATACATACTCCTTATTATTTAGTACAGTTGCAAAATAGATTCAGGATTCTTAATTGTACTAATGATTTCATCATCATTAAGAATTCTGATTTCTCCTCCCTCTATTTTGAATCTTGCTCCCGCGTATCGACCAAACATAACCCATTCTTTTGGCTTACACCATGGTCCATTCGGAAACTTTTTTTCGTCTTTATAGCAAAGATCTCCCATTTTTAATACGTAGCCACATACAGAAGTCATCTGTATTGTTTCTAATGTATTTTCTGTGAGATGAATGCCGCCCTTTGTTTTTCTAGCACCAGCATGCATTAGAACTAATATTCTATATCCTGTTGGATTAGGTAATTGGTCTAGTGCTGATTCTTGAAAATTTTCTGGAGTTAAAGATGTGTCTTTAACTTCTTTTTCTTTGTATGAATCTAAAAGTGCCTCTTTAAGTTTCGGTACTTCCAGACTTTGTGTCTTTGTCGTCATCAAATAGCTCCTGTTTTTTCTGCAGGTCAGTGAGATCCTGTAGCAGGGTTTCTAGGCCCTGTATTTTTCCTCTAATATACAAGACATCATCCCACTTGTCTACACTGTAGACCAGAGCTTCTTTTAGACGTTCTACTGATTTGTTTATGTGATTTTTTACGTATTTATAACTCTCGTAATCAATCATTCAATTACTTTTTTATCTCTTTTAATGTGGCCTAATACTGTTCCTTTATGCTCACCTTCTTTAATTGTATAACCAGAAGTTCCATTACCATTAATCTCAACTTCTTTTCTACTTCTTAATAGAACATTATTTTTTTCTTGAATTTTTTTTGCAATGAAATTATTTGCAATTAAATCTTTTAATCTTTCTAACATTATCCATTCTCCTGATCTTTTGGCTGAGGTTTATTAGCCATTGTTCTAGCAACTGACTCAGCACTCCTACCAACAACATAACCTCCAAGACCTATTTGTAATAGTGTCCAAACATCTCCTGGTAAAGTTATAGTAATAGATGCTTTAAAAAAGAACAATATTACAGGTCCTAATACATAATTCCATACTAATATAAATATTAGTACATACATTAACAAGGGTCTCCAACTAGCTGCAAACCAACCAGCTTTTGCTTCAGCTTCTACAATTTTTGCTGCTGCTTGTAATTCTTGAGTGTGAGATTGCAACATCTGCGTTTGCAGATCTGCTTTTAGTTTAGCTGCAAGGTCTTTATCTGCGACTGCCTTATCAACTGTGTTGAATAAGATTTTCGCAAGTGGGGCAATTGCTTGTATAACGGGTAACATTGTTCAAATTTCTCCTTTCTTCTTTTACCAAGATATGGGTAAAAAAGCAATAGTAGCTCTTTTGCATTTACACCATTAACGCTCCATGTCCATGACTGTTTTTTGTTATTTCTTATTTTGTTTTTACATATGTTGCCAATTTTAAAATAATCATAAAATCTTAAAATAATATCTTTATCTGTCATTTCTACACTTGTTCTAAAATATTGCTTTTTTTTATTTTCTTTACCCCAAAAACCAAAAGAACCTTCTCCCTCAAATACTCCAGCTAAATATATTAATTTTTGTTCCTTACTTAAAGAATCGTAACTATTTTTTTCTAACATTAATTTTTTTTAATTTAGATTTCTTTAGTTTAAGTTTTTTTAATTTTAAACCTTGAGAAGCAGGCCCTTTTAATGGTGGTGGACCAAATCTTTTACCTATCACCAGATCCTCTAGGTTTATTAACTTTCATTGCAGTAGACTGCATTGATACAGCTAATCTTTGAGCTTGTAAATCTCTTTGTTGTTGTAATTTTTCTTCATCTAAATCTAATCTATCTTCAAATTGAGTTTGTTGTTGATCTAATTTTTCAGCATCATATTTAGATCGTCTTTGAATATCCATAGCTTTTAAATCTAACTCTCTTTGTTTCAAAGCAACTAATGGATCTTGTTGAGAAGTTGCTGCTTCTTCTTGAATAAGAGCCATTGTTAATTCATTAATTCTTTGTGCAACTAAAGCATCTGCTTCTATTCTAAAAGCATCTGGATTAGCTTGTTCCATCTCAATATATTTAGGATCTTGCTTCATTGCAACATAAACTTCCATTGTAGCTTTCAAAGATATGTGTTCTGATATGTGTCCTTGAAATAAAGCATACACTGGAGGATTAATTTGTACCATTCTACTCTGCATAAACATTTTATGAGCCATAATATGTGCATCATGATCTTGTTCAGCAAAAGCTTTTGGTAATTTCATCTGCAATCCTTCCATATTTTCAATTGCAGGGTCTTTTGGAAATGGTTTTTCTGGTCTTAACAAAATTTCATCAACATTTTTTGTTCCAAGTGCAGAATATACACGTCTATATGCTTCATAGACGTTATGAATTTGCGGATTTGTCTGTGCAATCTGCAATTGTGTCTGCGCAAGTGTAATTCTTTGTGCCATTGAGAAAATATTTGGATCTGCAACTGGTAAAATATCCACTCTGTCATCAAAATCTGTCACTTTTACAGTTCTTTCACCACCATAAACGTCATATGGATAGATTGGAGGTAAATATTCTGCAAAAACTCGTGATAAAATTTTAAATTCTTGCTTCATTGCGTAGTAAATTCGTTTGTGAATCGCTGACATCACTCTTGCACCACGTTCTAACAGTGCAATTGTCGTTCCAACGGCTGCTTGTTGGTTTCCATCACCCACTTGCATACTCGCAATACCCGCGAAACGCTGACCAGCTTCAACACAGAAGCCCATTAATTGATACAAAGTAGCACTTGGCTCTTTAAATGGTAATAATTGGAATTGATCTCTGATATTTCCACCTGGTGCATCTACATCTCTGAACTCACCTGGTTGAATTGGTTGTTCATCATCTCTAATTCTCATTCCTCTAGACTTAAATCCAGCAGGTAAGTTAGCTAAAGTTCCTGCATCTAGTAATTGTCTTAATGCAGAAGTTGCTGCAGTGGATAAACCACCAATCATGTGAATTAAACCAAATCCGTAAAAACCTAATCCTGGTAAAAATTTATAATGTACAAAGTAATTTATCTTTCTAGCTTTAGGATCGTCTTTTTTATAATTTCTATATATAGATAAAATCTCTTGAGAAGTTTCATCTATTGTAACTATGTATGGTATTTTTACATTGTCTTCATCTTCAATATCTAAATCAACATGCATTTCTAAAATAGAATAAGTGTCTTCAGATTCAGCACCTTTAGAAACACCTTCTAACTCATTATATTTTTTCTTAATATCGGATGTATTATCTTGTGGTGGATTTAATTCTATATCTCTGTAAAAACCAGCTACTTGTTTTTTCTTAATTTCATTCTCAGTCATTTTAATAACATGAGTAATTCTTTCACAATCTCTTATGTCAGTTGCGTAATAAGGTATAACTAAATCTTCAGCTGGTATAAATTTAGAAACAGCTCTTTCTAGTACTTCATCGTAATAAATTTTCTTAAATGCAGATCCAGCTAATGGTAAATAAAATAATAGTTGATCAAACTCTGGAGTATATTCATCCATTCTTTCCATCAACATGTAATTCATAAAATCAGAAACTCTACTTGCTTGATCTTCTCTTTCTTGGTTTTGTACACCAATGATTTGTGTTCTTACTGGTCCTTCAGGTGGTAATAATTCTTTGTAAGCTTGTGCTTGAAATTGTGTTACAGCTTCAGCAAGTAATGGATGTGTTACTCCTGATGCTCCTTGAAAGGGTCTTGTTTGTAATGTGTATTTAAATCCTAATAAGTCTAAACCTTTAGTATAACTTTGTTCCCAATCTTCTCTTGTTTGTTTATCGTTTCTAAAATCAGAAATTAATTGATTAGCAAGATCTTGTAGATCTCTTTCATCCATTTCTTCTGCAATGTTTTTATTAAACTCGTCTTCTACTTGTTCTTCAACAACAGGTTCTTCTCCCTCAACAACAACGTTAATATCGTTAGCTGAACCAACTGGAGTTTCCCTATCTGTTACAGTTAAATCTTCTATTTGCTCATCTGGAATTTCGTTTTCAATAGCCATATTTATAAGTTTATATTATATTAAAGGTGCTTTAAAGATATCTTCTATCAGACCACCGGTATGTTTGTAAAGTTTAAAAGGTTTATTAGCCATATCAGGAGTTACTCTTAAAGCATACATTAAATCATATAATTCTGGACTATCCTTAGGAATAAACTCTATTTTACCACCTTCTCCATAACCGCTTAAAAAAGCTTTTGCATCTTGCTCATTTTTAAAAGCAGCAACATGATGATTTACTTTAAATTCTTCTAATTCCTTAGCATCATCAAACTTATCTGGGTTTTTATCAAATCTTTTTACTTTCTTTACTTGAACTACTTTAAAAGGACTTTCAGGATCTGATTTAGATACCTGTATAGTTTTAGCTTCTGTTCGATATTGATTAGCTAACTTTCTCATTGATTCTGGAACTATAGCTTCTCCTTTTTTAGCAACTCCTTTACCATTTGCATATCCATAAACTAATTCATTACCAGGAATAGCTCCTTTACCTCTACTGATATAATTAACAGGGACAACGGATACCCATTGATCTCCTTTTTCTGCTGCTCTTCTTGCAATAGTTTTAACTGCATAATCTGTATATTGTTTAGTATCAAACATAGGTAAATAATCTGCTCCAGATACTTCTTTTTCTGGAGATAATCCTTTTCTTATTATTGCGTCTTCTTGTAATAATTTATTTAACTGATATGTTTCATCTTCTGTAGCATACATTCCTTTTTTTAAAATTTCATCTATTTTACTTTTTATGGATTCTTTAGGTTTAATTAATAAACCAGCTTGTGCTTCTTTATTAAAAGGATTAATTCTTTTTTTACCTTCTTCTTTAACTTGTTCAAAAACAGATTGTTGAACGTCTGCTTGAATTTCATTTATTGATAAAACTCTTTCTCCTTTTGGAGTAAATCTTGTTCCATACATTGCATGAACTAATGGTTGGGCTTCTCCATACTTCACATCTGGAATTCTAAAATGACTTGAAGTTGATTTGTTGGTTGCAATTTTTTCAGGATAATACCAAACCATTTCTACAGGATTTGTTTCACCTGGTAATTTATATTGTCCAACTTCTTGTGAATTATGTTGTAGTCTATAAGGACTTCTTGCTGCAAGAACTAATTTTTCAGTTTCTGCATTTACAGTTTTTAAAGCATTTTCAAATATAGATTTATCTTGTGGATCTATTCCTTTAACATTTAATTTTTTAAGACCATCTCTAAAAATCTGTCCTAAATTTTGTATTGTTGTATCGTTTAAATTAGATCCAGAAAATTGAGCATTATTTATTCTAATTCCTTTAGACATTTGTAAAGCTTTTTCTAAATCTGAAATTCCTGATAAAGAACCTGGATATTTTTTTCTAATAGTATCTAATACATTTTTAACTTGATCTTCTACTGCACCAATTGAACCTTGAAAATTTTCTGGAGCTTTAAATTCTGCTAACTGCATTCTGTTAATAGGATTATTTTTAACCTGCATTAATAATAATTCTTTATTAATTGGAGCATTAATATTTTTAGCTGCAGCTAAAAGACCACCTACTAAGTTTCCTTTAGGATCTAAACTTGCTATGTTTGTATCAAACAATTCTTCCGTTTGAATAGAAGAAGATCTTCCATCATTGTATTTAGTATTTTGTTTTGATTTAAAAAATTTTAACCAATCATCTGCTAACATTTCATCTGCAGGAGATGTTTTAATTGCATCATACAATGCAGAACCAAACATAGGTTTGGATTCAAAAGGTCTGTCATTTAATAATGGTTCAATCTGTGGTTGCTTCTGTTTGACCATGTAATTGATCTTGGTCTTATCTGGGGAATAAGTTATTTGTGGAACAACCTGTGCCTCATCAGCAACAACTCTTGGTATGTTTTTTCCTGCTTGGGACTCTATAGTTTCTTTCGCTAATTTCTGTCTTACGTAACTTCTAATAGGTTTTAAAAACGGAAGCGCAGCTAAGGCTGTGATACCAACAAGAGTTCCTAACCCTGCTGTATCATCCTTTTGTTCTTGCATCTTCTTTGCTTCATCTGCCATTTACTTCCATCCGCGTAGTGCAAGTTTTGGTTTGCCTTGTTTTAATAATCCACCTTTTGATTTGCCAATAGGATATGATAATGAAATCATTCCTTGTTTAGTTTTACCTTCTTTATATTTATTTTCAGATTTTCCTAAAGAAGCTCCAGCTGTAAGTGTTCCTCTACCAAATTCTTTTTGAATGTCGTAGCTTACAGATTTTCTTTTTGTATCAAAAGATTCATCTGGATTAATATCTGTATCTTTATCATAATGAAGACCAACTCTTCCACCTGGAGTGCTTAAATATAAACTTGCTCCCTTTGTTTTTTTCTCAGTAAATTCATCAAAAGAACTTGATCCTCTTATTTGAGGTTCAACAGAATATCCTTCTTTTGTTGGTGGACCTTGAACTTGAATACCTGTATTGGCTTTAACAATTTTCTTTTTCTTCTTTTTTAAATCCATGAATGGCGAATGCATTTCATGTCTTATCTTAAATTCGTTTTCTGTCTCTGTGGGTTGTTTTACAGCTCTACCAAGATAT